CTCCTCCCTCCGCCTCGGGGCCGCTCCTCAATAAAACGCAGGCCGCTCACCCGGCGTATCATACGTCGGCACCGTCGGATCGTCCGTGTTCACGACCCAGCCGGACACCTTCAGCCGCATCAGCGCCATCGACATCGTATCCACCATGTCGCGACTGTCAGACGCCGGGAACGCGACGCACTGATCCAGAAATTCCTCGGCGAACTTCCGGGGGATATCATACGACGGCGGCTGACCCGGCAGCCACACGCGCCCGTTCTCGATCAGGTCCGTCACCAGCCGCACCCGCGCGATCTTGTCGCCGTATTTATCCGGGTTCCATGGGGTCGCGATGATGCCAGCGCGAGCAAGGTCGCGAATCAACATCTGGCCATTGGCTTTGCTTTCCACAAGCACCGTATCTGGCTTGCGTCCCGCCTTCGGTTTCACCGGCATGTTATACGCATCATCCCGATAGTCCGTCGCCATCCTCTGCGCCATGCGCCGCAGGATCGGCCACTCCACGCGATCCCGCCACGTAGACAGCAGGATCACGTTCGGGATGCCCTCGTCGTCGTCGAACACGCCCCATGTGCTGCTCGCGCTATAGGCCGACGTCTTCGTGGCCGTCAGCGCCGTATCCCACGCCTGGATGACGTACTTGATCTTCGGCGGGTCCGGCTGTCGCCACAGCTTGAACCAGCGGCGGTCCATGATGCCGCCCGTGTCAACTATAGGTGACTGCTGGTAGAGCGCGTGCCACATCCGGCGCGTCATGGCCGGGTGCGTCTCGATCTTCTTCAGTTCCTCAATCGGGAACTGCTCGGGCCACAGGGCTTCACCCTCTTTCCGACCCAGCGGATCGTCTTCCTTCGCGATGGCCGGGAGGCTGATCCGGTGCCACTTATCGCCTACGCCATCGCGCTCAGCCTGATCCAGTTTCCCGAAGTGGTCATCAATCGCCCACCGGGTTCCGATCAGGATAATCGGCGTGTCCGCGCTCCTGCGCCGCGTCATGAAGTCCGCGCCGAACCATGACCACAGTTTCTCTTTGTGCGACTTCGACTCCGCCGCCTCGACGCCGGACAGCAGGTCGTCGCCCATGAGGATGTGACCACGACGACCCGTGATGTTCGCGCCCACAGCAGTCGCGATGTATCCGCCACCTTCCAGCGTCATCCATTCAGACGCGCCGGACTTCTCGTTAGATATCCCGGCCTGCGGAAACAGCCTCATGTTCTCGTCAGAACGTATAGCCCCGCGAACCTTGAGACCGAAGCTGTCGGACAACTCCTGCTTGTGGCCCGCCGCGATCAGATGATGCGTCGGATACTTGCTCAGATACCAAGCCGGGAAGTAGTGTGAGGCGACGTGCGACTTACCCGACCCAGGCGGCATTGAAATCATCAGTCTTTTAATGCGCCCCTCGGCCACAGCCTCCAGTGCATCGCAGACCAGCTTCATGTGCGGCGGCGGTTCGAGCCCAGATACGTAATGGATATACTTCGCCAGAGACTGAATCGCCTCTTCGCGAAACAGCAACTCCTTCAGTAGTTCCTCGTATGTGGGCTCGGCTGGCGTCATTCATCCCCAGCCAGATCATCCACCGAACTAAGCAACACCATCTTGCACCGCTCCAGAGCCCAGAGCGCGTCCCCGCCATCAGCCCATGACGACGCGAAATACTCGTGCCCGTCGTGCGTATGCCCCGTAATCACGACGCCCGACAGTTTCCCGACGGCCTCCTGAAGCACCGTGTCTGGGTCCATATCCAGCCGGGTGACGCCCGGAAACCGGATCACGTTATCCACCCGCTGCCTCCCGCTCCCTGACCCACCGATCCGCAGCCTCCAGCCGCCCGACGATATCCATGGCTTCGTCAAACGACAGCGCGGACAGGTCCAGCGATATCTTCGGTTCGTCGGTCATCAGCCACGAACGCATGGCGGATCGGGCGGCGGCGTAATCAGCCATCCGATGCGACGGCGGCATGGCTACGATCTTACGCGAGGTGGTCACGGACTTCGACTCCCATTGCGCGCAACTCCATACGGAACAACCGCGCCCAGATACTGTCCACATCGGCCCGCTGCGTCATCTCTCTGTCGCCCTCGTAAACGACCACCACCATCTGATCCTTCTGCCACCCCTGACGGGTAAACACCGCGAACTCGCCACGCTCCGTCTGCGCCCCCGCGATCCTCACCGCCCCTTACTCCCGCCAATCCGGCCATCGCCATCCCCGTCGAACGGCGCAATCTGCCTGCGCAAATCCCGAATCACCGACCGCGCCGCCAGCCACACGACCACGGCTCCGACCGTGAACCCCAGCACGGCTCCGACGATATATTCCATCACCGCCTCCAGCCCCGCACGATATCCACCGCCAGCACGATAGACGCCACAAACACGCCCAAGCTCACCAGCAACAAACTGATACCCATAAACACCTCAAACATCACAACGCCTCCCAACATCCACACACCGCGCAATCGCGCTCGACATCCACCAGCCCGCCCCACGACCGCCATACCGGCGGCGGAACCGCACCCACCGGCTTCCACGAACACATCGGCAGCACGACCGGCTCCTCGGCGTCACCGATCACCGTCCACGCCTGCTCGTTCAGATAGCCGTGACGGCAGGCCGCGTGGCGGGTTTCGCCGTCACTCATCACCCACCCCATAAAACAGCCGCCGCGCAACCGCCTGAATCCGGCTCGCCACGTCAGCCGACCGATCCGCGACCGAATCAACCAAGTTCATGAACGGGCCGCCATCTACCTCTCTGGCATTATTCGCCACCGCCCCGAGGCCAAGACGCTCCTCGATCCGCTCAAGCCAGTCCTGCGACGCCGCCAGTTCCTTCAGCGCCCGCTCCAGCAACGTATCCACGGTGCGCGGCTCCAGTGGCACATTCATATTCCGCGCTGCGCCCCGAGCCCAATCGCTCGACACCGACGGCTGGGGCGGCGGCTCATGCCAGCCACTCTTTATGCTTACGTCTTTATACGGATACGCCGCCTTCTCCTCGGCCTCCTGCTTCCGCCTCATATTCTCCGCGTACTCCATCTGCTTCCGGTCCATCTCTTCCCTCTCAAAATATCCGCGCATATCAAAATCACCCTGCATCGCGCCGTCAATCAGCGCGTCCATCGCCGCCCGCACACGCGGGTTCGCGTTCGCGTCCACAGCGGCATTGCGGCTTAACGCCCCCCTATCAACTATCGGCATCCCTCATATCCTCCAGCACCTCATACTCCGCGTCAACAACCCGCTCCCGCCCCTGCGCCACCAACCGCCGCAACTCATCCAGCGGCAACTCCTGCGCCGTCATACGAACATTCACATTCACCGTCTGATCCATGAACCCCAGCAACTTCGCCTGCGTATTCACCGCCGTAATCGCCGGGCCATACGCCCCCGCCTCCAGCGCCTTCTCATGAACCATCTGTAACTCGTGCAGCATCACCTCCCGCGTGTACTCCCCCACACGCCGCTGCTTCCCAAACCCCGCCTTCCGATACGCCCGGATGGCCGCCTGTATCTCAGGCCGCTCCAGCGTCCTCTGCGCCGTCACATCCATCGGATAACGCGGATCGCGAAACCCAGCCTTGCTACACGCCAGAAACGCATTCCCAGACCGAACGTATTCCTCGACGAATACAGCCTCCGGCGTCATCCGGTCATCCGCCTGGACACCCCAGATCGCTTCTGCGTCGTCGCTGGTTACGTCGGTCTCCACCGTCACCGCTTCCCGCCCTCCAGCACACCCCACGCCTCGATACCATCCCCAGATAACACCGTCAGACGCCGCTCACCCCCCTCCAGCCAGTCCCGCAGCCACGGCTCAAACCGACCCTCGATCCACTCCTCACCATCCGGACCCTCGATCCAGACGCGGATGATATCGCCGGTCAGCCTCTGCATCCGCAACGTCTTCATACCGGCAGCCCAAGCCCCGTCAGCGGGTTCCCACAAAGCACCGTCAACGGCGTCCCGTCGCCATCCAGAAACTCACGTAGCAACGATTCCAGATCACCCTCGACCCACGCCTCGCTACCCTCTCCCTCAATCGAAATCCTCAATCCCCGAACCGGGACGATCTTCAGGCCCTGAGCGTCCTCGGTGATCTCCACCCGCTTAACCCGCAGCATCTTCATCGTCTAACTCCCTGACCCGTTTCCGTCCACCGAATATCACCATAAATCCGGTGCGCGTCAACCGTATTATTTTTCGGGTTTCGGAATTTCGGGGATATTTTCGGGCTGGGATTCTGACGGCGGCTATTCGTGGGTGATATTCGGGTTGTGATGGCATGATTGGTAATTTTTGGAAACGTGGACTGAGGTGGCCGTACCTATACCCACGCGCCCGGTTCCCTAGAAAAATGG